GAAATTCGCAAGGAAGACGGCAAACTGAAAGCACTCTGGATCCCCCGCGGCCTCGTCATTCCCTGGATCACCGACGGCGTCATTCACCGCATCCGGATCCGCCGCCCGGACGGCGAGCCCCGCTACTACGTCATTCCAGGTTCGACCATGTCCACCATGATCCTTGAGCAAACCCGACGGGCCTTTGTTATCGTAGAATCCGAACTCGACGCGATCGCCATCTCCGCAAATACCCGAACCGCCGGCACCGTCGCCCTGGGATCCGTAAGCGCTAAACCGGACGCCGCCGCCCATGGCATTTTGAAAAATGCCATACAGATCCTCAACGCCCTCGACTACGATGCTGCAGGCGCGAAAGCAATGGAATGGTGGAAAGAGCAATTTAACCGCTGCGACCGCTGGCCCGTCCCGAAAGGTAAAGATCCCGGCGAGGCCTTTCAGATGGGGATAGACCTTGACCAGTGGATTAAAGTAGGACTGCCGCCGGCTTTAACAATCGAGACGAAACCGACGTCTGGCGAAACGAAAGCAAGAATCCAGGAACCAAAACGACGTAACCCTGAACCCGTCGAAGGGCTATCGTTTCCCCCCGCGATCCAGGAACTGCTCAAGCTTCTCTTGAATAACCCAGGCGTCAAAATCATCAACACCCGGGACCGCTTCACCGTCCTGCGCAACGGCAAATACGTCGGCGGCCGGATCGCCGAACTTGTATTTCAGACGCAAACCGTAACCGACTATCTCATGAACCATTCCGCCGAAGAAATCGACGGAGGGAATTTAATTCGCTGAAATGGACACAGCATCCTTCGAAAAAATAATTCAGGATCAACTGCCGGATATCAAGACAAAGGGTGTCCTGCTGTTCAATGGCTATGCTAAAAGCATGAAAGCCTACCAGGAAGATCCGACGGCCGCGAAGCAACGCGAATGGCAGTCCGCTGAAGCTGCATTAAAGCGCTTCGTTGCAACCCTGGAAGGAAATCATTTTGCCACAATCGCCGATGTCCTAGAGTATCTATCCGAAGAATGGCGCGTCACCAAGACCAGCCTCTATCGGCATCATAAGGAAGGAAAGCTTTTACCGCAAGCAGACGGAACCTACCAACGGACCGATATCGACAAATACTCCCGCACCTGGTTAAAGCAGAAATCAACAGGCAAGCGCANAAGCGAGCGCATAGACGAACTCCAGCGAAAAAAACTGGAGAAGGAACTCCGCAACCTTGATCTCGAATACGAACGGAGGAAATTCGCCCATGAAAAGGACCTCGGACAATTCATCCCCCGCGATCAGATGGAAGTCGAGCTTGCGGGTCGTGCCGGTATCCTCGACGCCGGTCTTAAACACTGGATCCAGTCCCGTACCGCCGACTGGGTCCGGACAGTCTCCGGCGACACAAAGAAAGTCGGCGAACTCATCAACCTCATGATTCGCGACCTCGACGAGCACATCAACAGCTACGCCAGCAACCGGGAATACCAGGTGATCATTGACGCGCCTGAAAACAATGCAACAGAGGATGGGTTATATGAAAAAAATCCCTAATTGGATATTTGTGGATAGCCGTACCGGGGAAATTTATTGTGCCCGATGTAGTGAGCGGGAAAAAGCAACATTTCCGGTTTCTGTTACAGCCTTCTTAAAGCAGAATAAAAAATTTGGACAACGGCATAAAGACTGTAAGGAGAAGAAAGCAGAATGAACACTCAGATCCATATCCCCCGTACCGCTCCCTGGCTTCCGCCGTCCCTGCGCGAAGCGCCCGGCTTAATCCGTCGCACGATCCGTTTCTCCGATCCGGAGCTCAAGGTCTTGCGCAAGCACAAAAAGATCCCCGTCTCTCAATGGTGCGAACGGCACCGCTATCTTACCGCGTCTGTCCTTCCTGGCCGCTGGAAAAACGAAATCACCCCCTATCTCGCCGGCATTATGGACGCCTCTTTTTTTCCATCCGTCCAGACGACCATCCTTTGCAAAGCGCCTCAGGTCGGCGGCACGGAAGCCATTATCAACTGCATCGGCTATGCTATCGACCGCGATCCCGGTCCGGTACTCTCAATCTACCCCGATGAACGTACCGCGAGAGAGAACAGCCAGGATCGCATCAGGCCCATGATCGAATCAAGTCCGCGTCTGCGCTCTTATATGACCGGCCTCGACGACGACAGCTCCATGATCCGGATCAAGCTCCAGCATATGCCTATCTACATGGCCTGGGCCAGCAGCGCTCCCCGCCTCGCCAATAAGCCCATCCGCTACGTCATTTTCGATGAAGTCGATAAATACGATGAAACCGCCGGTAAGCGCGAGACGGATCCCATCTCCCTCGGAGAGGCGCGCACCACTACCTACAGATACAGCCGCCGGATCTGGAAAATCAGCACCCCCACCATCGAGACCGGCAACATCTGGAAAGCCCTGACGAAAGAAGCGCAAGTCATCTTCGACTATCACGTCGCCTGTCCCGCCTGCGGCGTTCAGCAGAAGATGACCTTCAGCCAAATCAAATGGGCGCACAAAGCGGAACCCGACGCCGATGGTAAATGCCATTCCGAAGAGCCGGAGACCATCATAGCCGAAAAACTCGCCTGGTACGAATGCCCTCATTGCCTTGCCGAATGGTCCGACTATGACCGCGACCATGCCGTCCGTCACGGCGTATGGTACGAGCGCGTCGTCAAAAAAGGATTGTCCGGCGAAACCGTCACAGAGACCGGCCTAGAACTCATGCAATATTTGAGAACAAAACGTCCTCTCAAGATCGGCTTTCACCTGCCGTCCTGGATATCACCGTTTGTATCATTATCCGAAATCGCCGCCGCCTTCCTGAGCGGACTCACCGATATTAATAAGTTCAAAAACTTCCATAATAACCACGCCGCCGAACCGTGGAAACTGACTATCATCTCCAAAGACAGCGAACAGATCCTCGCCGCCCGAAGCCTCGTCCCCGCCCAGATAGTGCCGGAAGAGGCCATAGCGCTCACCTGCGGCGTAGATGTCCAGGAACACGGCTTCTGGTTCGCAGTTCGTGCCTGGGCGCCCTATATGACAAGCTGGCTCATTCATTACGGCTTCCTCGCCACTTGGGCAGACGTCGAAAAACTGATCTTCGATTCCTCCTATCCCATCGGCGAGACCGGCCGGGCTCTGCGCATCTTCCGCGCCGCAGTAGACACCGGCGGCGGCAAGAAATTTGAAGACATGACCATGACCGAAGAGACCTACTTCTGGCTCATCAAAAACCAGGGCCGCGGCGGCGTCGAACTCTGGGGCACAAAGGGATCCAGCACGACTCTTGCCGGCATGTTGGACCTGGGCAAAGTCATCCTCTCGACACCGGCCGGAAAGAAACTCCCGGCTGCCCTGCGGCTCCTCTCCGTTGATACCGCAAAAGCCAAAGACCAGTTTCACTACCGCCTTCAACTGGCATCGAAAGACGACACCCGCGTTCTTCCCGGCGCCGCCTTCCTGCACGCCGACACCCGCGCTGATTACGTCGCCCAGATCCTCGCGGAAGAAAAGCAGACCAATGACAAAGGCTATGACGAATGGATCAACATCCATCAGCGCCCGAACCATCTCCTCGATGCCGAGGTTCTCGCTGCTGCCTGCGTCGAGATGGAATTTCCAGGCTGGGGCCTCCGTCTCCTGGCGGAACGGCTGAAACAGCAACAAGAAGCAGAAGCGGCAAGACAGTCAAGCGGACCATCCGGTCCACCCGTCGCACGATCGAACTGGATGCGCAGGCAATAGGATTAACCGATGCCCGATGAACCCAAAGACCGTTATGTCAACACCGATCGCTACGTCACCATTCAGGCCGTGGCTGAATTTCTGGGTTGCACCGAACGGCACGTCAAAGATCTCGTCGTGGAAGGCTCCCTGAAGGCTGTCAAAATCGGGTCCAAGGCCATGCGGATATCGGAGCAATCCCTCCAGGATTTCATCGAGAAGAACACGATAGATCCGGATGATCTTTTTGATCCTGATCAAGACGATAAAGAAAGCCGGATCGAAACGCCGGTCGCACGATCGAAATGGATGTCAAAATCATGACAATAACAGACCGGGAATTGAAAAACAGATGGTGGGTGGAGCACCACATAAAGACGGCAAAAAGGGAGGGAAGCCAAAACAAGCCAGTAGACAAAAACCATGCCATATCAGGCGATAATTATAATAATATCCCGAAATTCACCCCTTTATATACCCAAGGGGGTGAAGGCGATCGGCGCGTAGTGACGATCCTGGAGCGTCGGCAAACCCTTATCCCCTCTACGATAGCGGGGGCTAAAAAAGATACATCGGTAAACCCAACACCCATCTATATTGGCGCGGGATGCGTAAACCATTATCAATACTGGGATGGCGGGCATCGGCAAACCCTTATCCCCTCTATAATGGCGAAGGTCAAAAACACTCATAAAAACGGCTTTCCCTACTCCCTCCAAATTTCGATTATAGGCCCTTTTCTTTGGAGAGTCTTTAAGGCCCGCTATTCGATTGCAGAGCGATTGAAATCATATGCCCCTATCAAAAAACTCTTCGTGGAGGGAGCAAAAAACGACATCATTTGGGAGTTTCAACTATGTTCGTCGGCTCGATTAATTCTAAGATTCGCAATCTGATTTTTACGGAAAAGCAACTCTTCCAAGACAAGAAAGTCTGCATCGGCTGTTCGGGAAATTTTACCGTCGAGCAGATCCTTCAGGGTCTAAGCTGTTCGATATGGTCAAACGACATCGCCCTTTATTCCTCGATCATCGGCGCCCACCTGGCCGGAAAATCCCTGGACGTCGAAATTCAGGATCCCCGTTATTTTTGGATGAAGCCCTATGTTCAGGAAGGCGGTGTCTCCCGGATCGCCGCCGTAGCTCTCCTCTTTGAAATGCTCAAGAACGAGAAGGGAAACAACCTGAACTCGATCCGCATGTACGAGCATTATAAAGCGAATTTTGAAAGCTTCCATCGTCAATCCTGCGAGCGCATATCCAAAACCCTGGCCGCAATCAAAATTGACGATTACACGATGATCGACGTCCACGACCTTTACCGCGACTTGCCGGATGACTATCTCCGCATCGCCTTCTTGCCGACCTATATCGGCGGATATGAGAAGCTCTATGGCCGTCTCGAAAAGATCATTTCCTGGACAGCGCCGATCTACGAGCTCCTGACAAAAGAGCGCTACGAAGAAACCGTCATCTTCATGCGCCAGGGCCGATATTTGTATCTATCCGACCATGACCGAAACGAAGACGGCCTCTTTGCCATCGTGAAAACCGGCCGTCTTCGTAACGTCTATCTCTACAGCAATCTACCGTTTCGCAAATCATATGTCATCCCCTATGCAAAATTTCAAAAGAGCAATCTCGCAGTCTTGCCGGATGATTACCAGATCACCGAAGCGAGCAAAATCACTTTTTTGAAGACTGACAATATCCACTTGAATTATTATAAAAATCTGTACCTGAAAAAAGGAATCGACTACACGACAGGCCTTTCGCCTCTCTTTGTGTTTCTCGACGGCTACCTGTTCGGCTTTTTACTATTCGACGTTATCCGCTACGGCATGGACCAGGACAAATCGACCCGTGGCGTCTATCTGTTATCCGATTTCATCATCAGCCATCCGATCAAAAAGCTCTCGAAACTCCTGCTACTGACTACAAAGACCAGGGAACTGCAGGACCTCCTGAAAGCAAAGTTCATCCAGGCAGTAGACTTCATTTTGACGACCGCCTTTACCGATAAGCCCGTATCCATGAAATACCGGGGCGTCTATGAATTAATGAAACGCGGAGAGGGATTTTTGCAATACACAACAAAATGCGGAACGATCACGGCAGAGGAGGCCGTCAAAACATGGCTAAAGAAATACAAGTAATCCTCGACGAACTCAATTCCCGCCTTTCGGAGAAGCTTCCATATAAATTGTATCTGGCCAAATCGTCAGAAATAGATTTTCTGAGTAAGAATGCCCGGTTCATGACGAAAGAACAATTTGAATCCCTGACTCGTAACGTCAGAACGGACGGCGGTTTGACCTCGCTACCCCTCTGTTATCGACAGGAAAACGGAAAGCTGCTTGTGCTCTCCGGCAATCACCGTATCAAGGNCTCCATTGAAGCCGGGATCACTGAATTTCTGATCCTTCTGATCGACAAGCCTCTTTCCAGGCAGCGCCAGATAGCAATCCAGCTCTCCCATAACGCCATTGAAGGACAAGACGACGAGCGGATCCTGAAGGATTTATGGATGGAAATTGACGAGCTGGAGGCCTCCGTTTATTCCGGACTTTCCACGGAGTTGATTGAAAAACTGAACAACACCGATTTTATCACTATTTCCGAACAGCGCGTCCTTTTCAAAGAGATCACACTCCTTTTTTTGCCGGAAGAGATCGAGCAAATGACCTCGATTTGCGAAGGTATTATCGAATCCGCAAAAAACAAGACATCCTTCGTCGGCAGAATCACCGAATACGACAACATCCTGGAAGGCATCATTGCAGCGAAGCAGGGCCAGAAAATCATCAATTCAACTATCGCCTTTTTCGCGATGGCCAAGGTTGTCCGGGAGTATTTAGACGGCAAAGTCGAATCCCTCCAGGAATCGATGGGAGAAGGTGTCGAAAATACCGTCCAGTTTACCCTGGGCGCAACTCGAAAACGAATTAGTAAAGAAACTGCCAAAGCCCTCCGCAAGGCACTAAAGCAGATGTCCGATTCCGGCCTCGACCTAGATGCCTCTATTCTTTCACTTGCGTCTGTAATCAAATAAACAAAGCCTCGCAAACCTTCACCAGCTCTCATATCTGTAATAAAAAAACTCATAAGTATGCGATTTTATTGCATTATTTTCTTGACATCCCTGCGTATAAATGTATAATAATTACAACAAGTTGAAACGAAAGGGGGGATGAAGATGATCAATCAATACTTCGACGGATGCAAAGATGAGCAAGAAATCAAGTCGCGTTATAGAGACCTGGCGAAAAAACATCATCCGGATCTAGGCGGCGATATTGAGATCATGAAGGCAGTCAATAATGCCTATGAACAAGCGCTCAAAGGTGCCTATCGCAAGGCCGGCATGGACGAGGAAAAGGTAAATGCGCGATGGGCGATGGATGAAGAAATAGCAGAGATGGCAATGAGAGTGCTTCGATTGAAAAAGGATCTACAGGTTGAGTTGTGCGGGGTTTGGCTCTGGATCTCTGGCAATACCTTCTCTGCCAAGGAAGAGCTCAAAGTCCTGGGTTGCCGTTTCTCCGGATCGAAGAAGACCTGGTACTGGAGAAGGGAGATCGACGGATTAGATAAATGGCATAAGAAAGCAATTTCGCTTGAAGAGATAAGAGCCAAATATGGAAGCGTTGTTTTAGCATACGACGAAGATTCACCGAGGCTTGCGTAGAACAGGGGCTCTCCGAAGGGCGCAACCTCCGGAGAGCCAAAACATAAACCCCTCTCAGCAGAAAGGAGCGAACCAATGATAGCAAACGAAGAAAAAAAGTCAACCAATGAAGAAGTCAGAAGCGTTCCCTTGAATCTCAATCAATTTATCGGTGCAAGTCAATTATCCGTTATGCGGACCGCCTGTAGGGGAGAAGAGGGCGAGCACTTCAAGGCCTTGATCGAAAACCTCAAAATGCAAATTGCATCCATGCCCAAAACCTATGAGACCGATGGCATGGGAAACGATGCCCCGGTTACGCTCCACTATTTCCGGGGGGGATCGGATTGGTACATCGTCGAACGCGATATTGAGGCTGAGCAGCTTCAGGCCTTCGGGTTTGCCTGTCTGAATGGCGACCACGACAACGCAGAGTTTGGCTATATCAACATTGAGGAATTGATTAAATACGGCGTCGAGTTGGATCTGTACTATACGCCTGAGACTATCGGGCAAATAAAAGACAGATTTCAAAAGGCCTCATAACCATCCAGTAATTACATGAGGAGGACATCATGTCGGAAAAATTCAGCAATGACTGGACACGCGAAGTCGAGAGACTTCGTGAGGAAAACAATCTCTTGAAGGTGGAAAACGCTACACTCAAAAGGAGACAGAGCGATGAAGAAAGAAATGTTGACAGTAAAAAGCAACCGGATTTACCCGAACCCGAATCAGCCGCGGAAACACTTCGACCCGGTCAAGCTGGAAGAGCTGTCCTTGTCCATTAAGGAGAGCGGCCTTATGGAACCATTGATTGTTGTTCCTCGCGGCGACAAATATATGCTCATCGCCGGTGAGCGACGCTGGCGGGCGTCCAATATGGCAGGTGTTAAAGAAGTACCCGTCCGGATCCTCAACGCCGATGATCAAAAAGTCGCTGAGCTATCCCTCCTTGAAAATCTTCAACGGGAGGACCTCAGTATCGTCGAGGAAGCGCAAGCCTACCAGGGGCTCATTGAAAGGGGGCTTTCTCAGGAAGAGATTGCCCGGAAAATGGGGATGAAACAACCCTGGCGGATCCAGGAGCGTTTAAACCTTTTGAAGCTATCTCCAATCTTTCAGGAATACGCTTTAAAAGGGATCTTGACGCCGTCGCAAGCCCAGGAAATGAGCCGCCTGCCGAAACATCTGCAGGGAGATCTGTTTGATAAAATATCCGCCGGCAAAGCGGAAACCTACAACAAACTTCGCTCCGTTGTCAATGCCATGATCTTTGTTGAGGATCAGCAGAGTTTTCTGCCGGAACCGACAAAAGAGGAAAAAGAAGTCTTTAGCAAATACAGCCGAATGCTCGACGCGATCGTCGCCTCGATTCAACGATCGTTTAACCCCGACGATTTATCCGTTCTCCCGATAGTTTTGGAGGGAGCCACCCGGGAAAACATCGAGCGGATCGATGACATCCTCAATCATCTGAATAAGATTAAGCGGGCTCTCGTTCAATCCGAGAGCACACGTGAAGTCGTGGAGCAAATAAACCTAACTATACATTAACATTGAAAGGAGACAGAAAATGAACGAGCGCACATTTCAGGAGATTAACCTTAATCAACTCAAACCGAATCCTTTGAACCCACGAAAGAATTTTTCAGGTTCAAAGTTTGATGATCTTGTGGAATCGATCCGGACCAAAGGCGTCATTGAGCCGATCCTGGTTCGACCTCTTTCCGGGAAGAAGTCCACGAAGACACCATTTGAAATCATCGCCGGTGAGAGGCGCTTTCGCGCATCATGTGAAGTCGCCAAGAGCAATGGCGGCATGGAGAATCATCAGATCCCCGCTATAGTTCAGGCCATGACAGACGATGAGGCATTCGATGTAATGACGATCGAAAATCTGCAACGCGAAGACCTGACTGAACTCGAAGAAGCGCAAAGTTTCAAAGCCTACATTAACCGGCACGGTGATGAAGCCCTGCAAAGCCTGGCCGAACGCTGTGGTCTGAATCCGAGTTACATCAAAAGACGTATTCACGTCCTTCGCCTTTCGAAAAAAGTCCTGACTGCCTGGGAGGAGGGAATCATTAAATACGGGCATTGTGAACAACTGGCCCGCCTCCAGGATGAGAAATCCATTCTGGATCAGTTCAAGAGAGTGCTTGATCAAGCGAGAAGCTGGAATGGAGAGGTCGGCGACGTGATGAGCGTCTCCCAGTTGCGGAGAGAAATAAACAACAGGACAATCAAGCTAAACGATGCGAAGTTTGATATTGAAAAAGAAGGCTGTTCCACCTGTGCGAATAATACGGAATTTCAAAAGGGGATGTTTGATGACCTCTCAGGTCTGGAAAAAGCGAGTTGCCTGAATCCGGAGTGTTTCAAGCAAAAGCAGCGATCCTGGCTGGAAGCACACTGGAAGAAATACGCCAAAAGCTGCCATACTAACGGATTTAGATTTGAGGGCGAACTCAACTACAGTCAACATCATGATTTTGAATCCTGGGTAGGCAGCCCAACAGAAAAGTGCTTCGAGTGTGATAAATTTATATCCATCATAGAAGTCAACGGCAAATTCCGTCAAAAGCAGTCTTGCATAGGTAAGGAGGAATGCTTTACTGGAACATGCCGGAGTTCAAAGGCTAAGTCGAAATCAGACAAGAGAAACCAATCTGCCGGGTCAGATCCGGATCATGGAGGCCCACGCGTATCCTGGCACGGCGACTATTTCCGGGAGAATTTTTATCATGAGCGGATCCCGGTAGTTCTGTCCGAACTCGAAGCCGGGCATATCTTTATCCTGAGGTCTGCCCTTTTTTCGATCCTGAAATCAAACGACGACTATCGTAAGGAGCTTGGCCGTGAGCGCAATTTAATCGGAGAGGCAAGTTGGAACAATCTCTCTCTCGAAGACACTTGGAAGCAGGTCTGCGGCATGGACGAAACCGTTTTGATGCAAGAAATCAAAAAGGCCTCGATTGCGATCGTATTACAATCATCGTATATGTTCAGTATGCTGCATATGGTCGCCGATCATGTCGGAATCGATCTCCAAAAGGAATGGAGGATCAATAAAGAATATCTGCAAAAGAAAACCATGTCCGAAATGATGGACATGGGAAAGAAGCTCGGCATATTCGAGGAAAAGAAGGCGCTTGCATATCTTGAAGAGACACTGCTGAAAAAATCTGGCAAATTTAACACGTGTAGCAAAAAGGAACTCATAAGCGTGTTCCTGGATTCAGGCGTGGACTTGTCTGGACGAGTACCGGAAGAGATCCTGAACATAAAGGTTCGACATAATGCAGACGTTCCGAACGAAAACTATTGTGATGAAGAATCAGCGGAATAGACAATAATGGTTGCATATGAAGAACAATAAATGTATCTTAAATATCGGGATGTTAGCCATACGTCCCGATAAAACAAAGGAGGTGAAATGAACACATCCTACTTTGCAAAACCCGGCATAGCCGACGATCCTCGCTCCGTTTCCATCGCCCGCTTTCCGCCCCGATGGTGGGGATCCAGGCGTCGCTACATCGCCCTTTCCCCTTCGATCGATCTATTCCACCGGTCAAAAAATGGACTATCCACCGAGGCGTTCGAGGTTGAGTTCCGAAAATCGCTTTCCCTCCTCGATCCCGCCAAAGTCTACGCAGATATAGGGGCCGACAGCATCCTTCTCTGTTTCGAGAAATTAGGCGATTCCTGTCACCGCCGCATCGTAGCCGCATGGCTTGAACAATCCTTGGACATATCAGTGCCCGAACTATAAAACTCACCTCTCCAGGCCCCCCTTCGGGGGCCTTTTCTTTTTCCCTTGCTCAATTCCAAATTCTGAACCCGATTTTTTTCAGTCCGTTTCACTTTTTTGGAACACAGTGGAACAGAGTGGAACAGAGCGCCTTGTAGCACCCTCCCTTTTGTGAAATTCTACGCCCGCTCATAGCCATAACCTCCTAACAATCCCTGCCCGTAGTGATCCTGCACGCGGGCAGGGACGAAAAATACGGAGCGCGCATGTCGTACACATCAACCGATCTCACGAATGTTCAAGCTGCCCTCATCGCCCTTGCCACCGGCACCCGCAAGGTCAGCCTGTCCATCGGCGACAAGACCATCACCTATGCTCAGGCTGATTTGGATAAGTTGCAAGCCCTATGCGATAAAATCGCTTGTGAAGTAAATGCCTCGGCAGGCGTCTCATTCTTTGTTCTTAGTTCGACGGAGAAGGGTCTATGACAGCGCCAGTCCTGAAAATAGTAGACCACCGCGGCAAAGCCATCCCCGCCACCGCCCTCTATTCCGATTACGAAGGCGCCGCCACCGGCCGCCGCATGAGTACCTGGGGCGTCTCAACCCGCGGTCCGAATACCAGCCTCTACCAATCCCTAAACAGACTGCGCTCCCGCTCCCGGGAACTGGCCCGCAACAATCCCCTGATCGACGGCGGCCTCGACACCTTCGCTGCCAACATCGTCGGTTCCGGTATCTCACCCCGCTGGCAGTTAAACGATCCGATCCTGAAAAAACAAATCCAGGAACTATGGAACGACTGGGTCGAAGAAGCCGACTTTTACGGCCTCTGTGACTTTTATGGTCTCCAGACCCTCGGCTCCCGCGCCTTAATGGACGCAGGCGAATTCCTCGTGCGCTTTATTCCTATGCGTCCGGAAGACGGCCTTTCCGTTCCCCTGCAACTGCAATTTCTGGAAGCGGATCATCTCGATGAAACCTTCAATTCAATCGAGCCGAAGACCGGCAACGAAATCCGCATGGGTATAGAGATCGACGATACCGGCCGCCGTGTCGCCTATCACCTCTTCCGGGAGCATCCCGGCGAGGCCTTCTTGACCTATAGAAACCAACTGGACCGAGTCCGGATCCCTGCCGAACAGGTCATTCACGTCTACCGGCCGCTCCGGATCGGACAAATGAGGGGCCGTCCCTGGCTCTCCTCGATCCTCGTCAAGCTCCACGAACTCGACCAATACGAAGACGCCGAACTCGTCCGGAAAAAAACCGCCGCTATGTTCGGAGGCTTCATCCACGACGACGTTCCCTCCGCCATGGGCGGTATGGGCGGGTTGAATCTGGGCCGCTCCGCCGGACAGGATGCCAACTTAAACACCGTCATCGCCATCGAGCCCGGCACGTTTCCGTTTCTGCCTTCCGGGAAGAAAGTCACATTTTCGCAGCCCGTCGATGTCGGGGGCACCTACGACGTCTGGATCAAACAACAGCTCCGCGAAATCGCAACCGGCATGGGCGTCACCTACGAACAACTCACCGGCGACCTGTCCGGCGTCAATTATTCATCCATCCGTGCCGGCCTGCTCGAATTCCGTCGTCGCTGCCAAAATATCCAATATCAGACCATGATCTTTCAACTCTGCCGTCCGGTCTCCCGTACCTGGATGGATACCGCCGTTCTTTCCGCCGCTCTTGATATTCAAGGTTATTTTCCGAACCGGCGCATCTATCGCCGCATCAAATGGCGTCCCGACGGCTGGCCCTGGGTGGATCCCGTCAAGGACATCCTCGCCGCACAGATGGAGATCCGCAACGGCTTAAAGTCTCGCGCCCAGGTCATCGCCGAACGCGGCGGCGACATTGAAACCGTGGATCAGGAAAACTCCGAAGACAACGCTCGTGCCGACAAGCTCGGCCTCATCTACGACAGCGATCCCCGCAAAACCGCCGGTTCCGGCTCTATCCAGAACGCCGCCGCGGAAATGCTCAAAGAATCCATAAATCGCGACAGTAAAGGAGATCAGACAAATGCCTGAAGAACCCGTCATCAGCATTGTCCCCCATAGCTCTTCCATGATCGGATTGATTAGCCGACTCTGTAATGTACCCATGCTCATTCAGAGCGCCGAACTTGACAAGATGATAGGCATTGCCTGGCGCATGTCAAAAGCGCAGGTCAATGGAGACCTCGCAAAATTGCGGGAGCAGCTCTCCGTTCGCCCGCAAATCATCCGGCAGCTTTCCGGCGGCGTTGCAGTCATCTCCATCCGCGGCGTTTTGATGCAGGAATATGACTGGATCACGGATTACCTGTTTGGTTGTACCACTTATGGCGAAATACGCGATCAA